CCATGGTGTCTAGTGCTTCTAACAGATCACGATTCTGATAATATTGCAAACTAGCAGGCATCTTTAATGTGAAACGCCATGGATTCTTAGTTGGCGTGAGACTTACTCTTGGTATCTCGTTTCTTGTGAATTGTATACCAGCGACCTTTCTACGATCTATGCTGATCGCATTACATTTGTTTAAAATTGTTTGTAATCCTGCCATGACTTTTTCCTATTATGCTGCCGCGCCATATGGCATTTCTTTTCTTGCCTGATTGCTTGCACCAAATAATGCTTTTCTATTTTCATAGAACAATGTCGCTACGCTCTTAGCGTCTACAGCATTGATATTATTGTTATATGTGTAATTGTTTACTACAGGTTGTTGCTGTGGCGCACTTGCAGTTGCAGTACCTAACTTATCATTAGGTATGACTGTGCCTGCCGCTTTTGGTACGAATAGTTCTGGCCCGCGCTCACCGACCATGTAAGGTTTACCTTTTTCAGCAGGACCACCTTCTGCTAATCCTGGTAATGGTATGCCAACGCTACCTAAGAATCCACTGATAGCACGGAAGATTAATGCTTTCGCTATCATCTTAGCAAGATCAGCAACGATGCTTCTAGCAAAATCACTAAACTTGAACTTACCTGTATTGACGAATGTATCTACACTATTGCTTATAGTTCCCCATGTATCGTTTACAGCCTTTTGTGCCATATTGATTGGCTTGAATTGTTCTGCTATCTGTTCTAATCCTCTGATCACGCCTGCGTTATAACTTTGTTCTAATGCAGTCTTCTCTGTGATCTCACGATTCTTAGCGTCTATCGCAGCCTGCGCTCTTTGATTTTCTAAACTGATAGATTCCATGATACGATTTTTTTCTAACTGACTAGTAGCATTCTCAAGATCACGCCTTAAGTCAGCGACACGCTTTGCGCTTTCAATCTGTATTTTGGCTATTTCTAATGTTCTAGCCATATCTTTTTCTGATATCTCACCGGCTATGACTTGACGCATTTGATCAGCACGAAGTATTTCTGTTGCATTATCCAATTGCAATTTCAACAATTCATTTTGTTGTGTGATATAATCTTTTCTTGCGATCTGTGCCTCGAGGTTTGTTATCTCAACTTGTTTGAGAATCTTCATCGCATCGGCTTGTTTCTCAATAATCTTTATCTGCTCTTTATACTGTGCAATCAATATATTATTAGTGTAACCACCTTTAGCCTCTTCGTCTCTTATTTTTTGTTGTATGGCTAATTTTTGATTTGCAGTTTCTTTGTCAATGTCAGCAATCATCTTGGTTCGTTTTGCTTGTTCATCAAGCACACCAATTGTACCATTAATTGTTTGTTGATATTTTATTGCTATACTATTTTGGGCTCTTAATTGTTCATTGCTTCTAGTTTGTTGGTCAGCAATCTGTTGCTGATTTTCTAATAATTTTTCATATAATTGTCCACGCTCTTTATCTGCACTAGTATCAGTTGCGCCTGCAGGAGTGGTCGCGCCTGAACCTGCCATCATATTATCGATGGCTGATCCGAGACCTAATGCTAATGCACCACCTGCTAATAATTTAAGTATAGGATTCTTACCTAACGTATTGGCGATAAGCGCTGTATTTTTTAACTCTCTATTAAATTCTATCAATCCAGTGATAGTTTTTACGCCAAACGCTAATGCGAATGTTACGCCAAGAATTTTGATGATTTTTTCTGCTTGTTCGGCAGATAGTCTCATATTCTCTACTTTACCTATCAATGGCTCAAGCACACTTAGTGCAGCCATTTGTAATGTACGGAAATTATGTTCCATAGCGGCAACTGCTTCTGCCGCACGATTCATCTCAACTTGTAATGCTAATAAATCTTTTGTATCTAATGCTTTTTGTAATGCGCTAGGATCTATTTGTGCGAATGCTTTGCCGAATACAGCGATACCTAATGCAGTACGCTGTGCGCCTGCTTCCATACCTGCTAATTGTTCAATAGCCTTTTGGAATACTTGAGTTGGAGTCTTAGTTTTTAGATCATCTAATGTGATGCCTAATTCTACTAATGCTTTTTGTGATTTTTCGTTTAGCCCTGTGGCTTCATCTAATGTTTTGTAGAACTCTGTAAGTATCTTGCCAGCGTCACCAAAACTTCCGCCTGCTTCTTCAAGACTTTGACTTAATGCTAATACAAATCCTGTAGTCGTACCAAATGCGTCGGCAACATCTTTTATGCCATCAGCCATCTTGATAGCACTACCTGCTATCAATGCAAATGCGCTACCTGTTACTTTTGATACAGTACTTGCGGTTCTACCAATTTTATCCAATGCATCATCAACATCTTTGCTAGTGGCAACAAATTTCTTTGCACTAGCATCAGCATTTTGTAATGACTTGTTTAGACTGTTGACTTGATCTTCACCATCAACTTCTATTTTTATTTTATAATTGTCTATTGTAGCCATTATAATTGTATCCCTAATTTTTGTTTAACATACTTACGAATTTCTTCAATCGTAGGCTCTGTCATACCGTCAGGCGCTTGTGTAGACCAACCCTCTTCTAAGCGTTGTGCATATGGATAATTGGCTTGTATCTCGTTACCACGCAATATTGTCTTACGTCTTGCATTTCCAGGCCTATAATTCTTAGGCTTATATTTCGTCTTCCAACGATTTGGATCTCCGATCGGCGTGAATCCTTTGTAGGCGTCATAAGCAACCTTGGTGATTGTTTTTTCATCAAGTATATCTAACACCTTATTCAAACGATTCACGATATTGCTCATTTATTTTGCTTGCCTTTTTGTAATATAGTTTGCAATTGATCTTGATTAATTTTATAAGCATTAGGATCTGGTGCAGTACCTTTCGCTTTTGTTTTAGCCATCTGATAACTATCGTAGGCAGCAAGGACATCGGTGATCATGAAGTCGTATGTGGTAGCGTTCTGTTCCACGACATGTGGCAAAACACCATACTTCTCAGCCATACGACCTATCGTGATCATTTTTGCGCTTCCCCAACTGTTTGGGTCGATGCCTTGCTCTGTGGTTTTCCCAAGATTTCTCCAATCTTGTTGATCGCCGCGGCAGCGATATCGATGGGTAGATCCTCATCATCTGCAAGTACTTGCTTGCCATCCTTGTCTAAGATCATGGCTTTCATCATCTTATCAAGGTTGCTAAATTCGTTGTTGCTACGTGCATTGAAAAAGTCAAAATAAATTGACATGCGCACGATATTATATGTGTGGAATGTGATAGGTTCGCCATATCTTTCGATAAGTTCCTTATCATCAAGAACTATTTCTATTAGTTCTGGTTTGCTTGCGAAATCTTTGATGTTCATTTGTTATCTCCTTTTGATTAGTTCCCACTATATTTATCGTAATGCTCTTCAAGCAATTGATTGAGCAATGCGATGCGAAATGCCTGTTTGGCTTTCATCTGTCTGATTGTCTGTTCCATGTTGTTTAACATAGGTAACAGTTTTGCTTCATCTGCGATTAGACTTCTTAGTTTTTCTTCCTCAGTCTTTAGGAAGGTATTGTTATTAGTATTCATTTGTTCACCTATAAAGAAAAAGAGAGCAGATCGCTCTGCCCTCTTTCTTTGGTCATTATACGACCTTAGGACCAGATCCCATGTCACCGTTCACCGCTATAGTTAGTGGTGATACCCATACTGGGCTATCAGGTGACGCTGTTGGTGCAACAGAACTCAAATAACCTTTACCATGATAGATGAAAGTTTGAGTATTGGCAATATTATTGCCTGGTGTTGTGTTACCAACGTTGCTACTATTGTTCAACTGAAGTCTGAATGCAACTTCAATACGATTCTGGCTCAAGCCAGAAACACCTTGGTATGATGCTGAAGTGTTTGCTGATGCGTTAGCACCAAAAAATCCTTCTTGATCTACTACGATGTTAGTGCTGATCTCATTGTCGCTAGGTGTAGTAACTTTGTTGATACTTGCTGAACAGAAATCTGTCCATGAGAATATACCAGTGCTGTTAGTCACTGTTACATCTTGCAAGCAAGTAACATTTAACAAAGTTGTATTGGCTGCATCGTTGGAAATATAAGTTCCAGCGAGAAAACCATTACCACCTGCGCCAACATTAGAACCAGCCACATTAGTTGACAATATGAGTGCAGGGAAAGTACCTGTCTCGTTTACTGTAATGTATGCCATTTTAATATCTCCTTAAGTTAGTGGCGTCAATCATTAAAATCCAAGCGTTTTAAACTGAAAGTATAGGTATGTTTTTCACTACGATTACCGATCACTTCTGTCTTACTGTATGTGATTTCATAATAACCATTAAAGAATTGTCTGTCTGCGGCAAGATCATTGATCGTACCTAAAACAAAAATACTTTGTGGGTCATCTTGGAAACTCACATATAATATCTCAAACTGATCTGTAACGGTGTATATCTGCCCACAAGGGGTCACACCATTGATGTTTACTTCACGACTGACAGGGTGAGCATCTCTGACATAAACGCCATATGGGACAACATCATCACTACTAGGATATGTGCCACTCACTTCCACGATAGGTGTAAGTGTGTTGCATGTGGCTCTCATATATTCTATGATAGCCTCCTTAGATATTAATGGTTGATGTCTTGATGGCATCAGAAATATCTCCTGTCATTGTTGAAGTAATCTACGTCTGCTGTCCAATTCTCTTCTAACTTAGTCGTTGGACCGTTAGGAGCGTCTTCGTTCAGATCATAGAAGTTCATCAATTGCAATGCTTTCTCCCATTCAGCCTGATATCTACGCAATGCATGATCAAAGTTAACACGGTCAACATCGTTGACGTTGCTAGTATCTGACACGATTGATTCGTAGAATACTTTTACAGCCATGAATGTATCAAGGCGTATTAGTGTCTGATCATTTTTGATGAGCAGACTTGGGTTGAATGAGGATATCAATGCACCGTTAGGTAAGTTAGTGTAATATGTTGCCCCTAGCACCGTATCGCAATACTTTTGCCACCAACCAAATTCAAGTTGATAAAGGATCTCTTGACTACCTACTTTGAAGTAGTCATCCCAATTGACTTGCATCTGACTGGCACGGCGTTCTGCCGCAGGATCATAAAATATGATATCCTGTACTGTTGCATTGCTGACTCGTTGATAGGGGACTGACATAGTAAACTTTTCCTATATTATTTCAATTACTGCTGGTAAATGTTGATTGCTCCACCGCGTCTTGGGTCGGCTACGCCTGCACCCATGTAAGCGAGACCAGTCAACCACATCTGCAAGCCACCTGGCTTCTCACCCATCTTGATCTGCAATCCTTCTTTGAGAACTGTGAAGATCGCAGTCTCGTGGAAGTAACCACCAACAAGCACTGGGCTAGTTGATTGTTGACCAAGCAATACACGGTTTGCTGAAGGTAAGAATGTAGTAAAGATTACTGCGCAACCATAAACGCTTTCGATGCGTCCAGTTGACAATAATTCGTTACCAAGTGCAGATAGGTTTGAACCACCTGATTGGCTTACTGCACCACCAGTCAATTCAGCGAGCATACGATTCAATGAAGAACCATCTTGTCCTGCTGTTGCTGTAGTAGTTGGAGTAGGAGCATCACCGTTGCTGTCCAATACGATGATTGGAGTGCCTGGTAGGCGAGCAACTTTGTAATTCTGCTTGACATTACGAACTAGTTCTAATACGCTAGCACTAGTGAAGCCATTAGTCCAACCAGCAGTATTGCTTGGTAGACCAGCAGTAAGCAATTCCATAGCACCTAACTGAGTTGGACGAGCAAAGCCGTCTGCTGGTGTTGGGCTATAGTTAGTGTTACCTGGTGTTGCCTTAAATGATAAGAAGGCTTGACATACACGAATGTCAACCTTTTCACCATATGACTCACCTAGTTCAGCACCTAGTGTTGCGGCTAATTCGAATGATGTAGTCCATGCGTAGAATACGTCAAACGCTGTAGCGGCAACTGCTGGAGTTGCTGTGATGCTTCCCTGGCCAAGAGCAGGATTCTGCTCGACAGCGAGAGGAGGTGAACCGAAACCATCACCGCCGCTTGAACCAGCAGGGTTATAGTCTTGGTATGTGATTGGTGCAAAGTTAGGCACCAAATATTGATTACCCTGGTTAGGGGCAACGACCTGTGTGAACTCTACGAGTCCTGTGCTTTCGTGCATTGCACGTAAAGCGAAGTTTGCAATGGCTGTTGTGAAGCCATCGGCTTCATTATTACCACCACCTAATACATATGCCATTTTAATATCTCCTTAAGTTGGCTTATACGATCTTTCTAGATGCTGTGGACACGGTTGCAGTTACGCCTGCACTCTTAAGACCAACACGCTTACCTAAGCCATTTCTCTGTGCCCATGCATTGAAGGCAGCAGGATCTTTGCTATAGTCAGGTATCTGATCAGGAGGTGCGCCAGCGAACTGACTTTGACCTGGCCTCAATCCAGAACCGCTTGACAGACTATTTTGCTTGAGTAACTTAGGGTTACCTTGTGCAACTTCTTCTACCAAGCCTTTTAGACTTAATGGATTACCGTCCATACCATATCGTTCTTGACCCTTCTGATTGATGATTGAATAACTGCCATCACGCTTGAACTGTAGATTACTCTTGATTTTTTGCAATGCATAATCTTGTAAATCACTATCGAATCTATCGCCCATGTTGCGTAATATCTCAGTATCCAATTCT